AACCTACTGGCACTATTTTTCCATAAGGAATATCCATGCCTTGTGACTTAGGTCCTTTTTTAGGAGGAATAGTTTTTGTTAATCGTTTAGTCATTAGTGTAATGTTAAACTATTTTCTTCTGTTTTCAACCTACTAATTTGAGTAGTTATGTAAGTATCTGCAACATACTCTCCATAGGCATCTACCATTGCTTCACGACTCATACTTAACATTACTTGAGCTAATTCAACAAGATCAACACCTTTTTCTGCTTGACCTTGAATAAAGACTCTTGTTTCATCTATTATTTTTTGAACTCTTGCTTCTGTTTTTTTATCAATCATACTCATAATATACTGTGGTTTAGGCATTTTTATTTCTCTGATTTAATGTTTGCGTAGTCATTTTGTCGTACTGAACTTCAGCTCGCCTATCTGCAATATCATAATCTTTTTGTATTCTAGCTTGATCAATTGCAGTTCTTTGTCTAAGTCTTTCAGCGTCTAATTGTATTCTTGCTTGATCTCTTTGAGAATCCATTTGATCTTTTTGTGCATCTTGTTGTAGTTCTTGTTGTTTTAATTGTATAGCAGGATCAGGTTGTCCTCCTCCAGAAAGTTGTTGAGATGTTTGTTTTAATTCTCCCATGAACTGAGCTTCTAATCTAGCAATAGCCTGATCCATGTCTTCTTCAGGAAGTTGTCCTTGACTAATTAAGAATGATACTTGTTCTTTTGCTTTTAAAGATACATGTTCCAAAATGTGTTTCTGTAGTTTCATAGCCATAGCAGGGTTACTTAAAATCATTTGATTAGTTCCAAAGATTAAATGGTTTTGAATATGTGCATCATGATCTTGTCCCTCATAAACACGCATCAAATTACCATCGAGTAAATCTGAATGTTCCATAGCAGGATCTTTTGGAGCTACTGGAGTATCTTTTCGTAAAATTTGATCCACATCTTTTACACCTAAAGCTTCATACATTCTGCGATATGCCTCTTTCATGTTGTGTAAATCAGGAGCACTTTGTGCTAGCTGTAGTTCAGTTTGTGCTAAAGTAACTCTTTGTGCTGTGGAGAAAATGTTAGGATCCGCTATAGGCAGTACATCTAAACTACTATCAAAGTCTTCTGCTTTAATAGTTCTATCAGCACCTTCTACAGAATAAGGATATGTTTCTGGTAAATAATCACCAAAAACTTTATATAATAATTTAAATTCTTTTCTTTGAGAATAGTAGCAGCGTTTATGAATCGCTGACATAATTTTGGAACCACGTTCTAATAAAGCTATTGTTGTTCCGACAGGAGCATTTTGATTAGCGTCTCCCACTTGCATATCTGCGATGCTAGCGAATCGTTGTCCGGCTTGCACGACAAAACCTAAAAGACTGTATAATGTTTGAGAAGGTTCCTTATAAGGAAGGGGCATAAAAGAGTTTCTTAAATCACCGTTTGGTGCATCAATATCTCTAAACTCTCCGGGTTGTAAAGGATCAGCATCGTCTCTCATACGGATACCTCGAGCTTTAAATCCTGCGGGTAGATTGGATAGAGTACCGGCATCAATTAGTTGTCGTAAAATATCAGTAGCTGTTCTAGATAAACCACCGATCATGTGAATTAAACCAAAACCATAAAAACCTAAACCAGGTAAAAACTTATATTGAACAAAGTATTGTTTCTTCATTTTCTTCGGATCATCTTTTTCAAAATTTCTACGAATACCTACAACCCTATTAGATCCTTCTTCTATAGTTACAATGTAAGGAATTTTTATTCCTGTCATTTCTCCTGTTTCATCTTGGTCTTCGAAATTTTTTAAATCTATAGAAGTATGAAACTCATAAAGCTTTATAACTTTATCTGCATAACTAGGTCTTTGGCCATCAATTTGATCATACTTTTGTTTGACTCTATCTGCCTCTGCTTCTTGAGGAAGTATTTCTACATCTTTGTAGAAACCAGAAACTTGTTTTTTACGAAAATCATTGTAACTCATGTTAATGACATGACAAATTCTTTCGCAGCCATCTAGGTCTGTTGCCATATAGTTAACAACTAAATCTTCTGCTGGAACAAACTTAGAAACAGGTCTGTCCATTAACTCATCGTAGTAAACTTTTTTAAAGGTCGATCCTGCTAAAGGTAAATAAAATAACATCTGATCATACTCCGGAGTATAATCTTCCATTTTATTCATTAACTGAAAATTCATAAACTCTTGAACACGTCCAGCTCTTGCATACTTGTCAGGTGTTTCTTCTCCCATGATAATAGTTCGCACAGGTCCGCCTGCGGGTAACAACTCTTTAAACGCTGTCGCTTGAAACTGTGTAGCACTCTCAGCTAGGAGAGGGTGACTAGCGGCACTCGCTCCGCGGAACGGGTTTGTTCTCTCTTTGTAATTTAAACCTAGAAGATCTAATCCTTTGATATAAGCATCTTCCCATTCCTTACGAGAAGATTTATCGCTTTCAAAGTCTCCCATTAGTTCATCTGATAATTGATCCAAATCACGATCATCAATAACTTCTGCTAAGTTAGAATAAAATTCTATTTCAGGTAAAGCTTCTCTTGGATCAAAGTCTAAAGTTGCTCCACCGTCCTCGTCTATTTCAATTTCTAAACCTTCAGGTGTTGGGATTTGTTGACCATCGACTATTACTTCCGTTTCTTTTTTTAAAATTTCAAGTTCAGGTTTACCGCCTAGGTCTAAAGCTTTGTCTGTATTATCTGCCATTGTTTAAAGATCTCGTTAGATAATTTATATCAACTAATCCACCATTTACAAGAGATGGTATTTTAGGTAAAGGCGTTACGTATCCGCCTTTTCTTTTTTTATCTATGCCTTTTCCTTCTTCGATTTTTGATCCGAAGAGGTTCGTAAGTTTTTCGAGGTAATCACCGATATCGGACCAGCTTTTAAGCGGAGTAACTGTTCCGGTTTCGTCACTAAAATACTTTTGATAACTTTCACCATTTTTATCTACCTTCCAATCGTTTTTTAATTTCTCTAATTCTACTTCTGATATATATGATTGTACAGTGAAATCAAGATCTTTCGTAAACTCAGGGAACTTGTTGTCTATAAAGTCTTGTATATAAGGCAGTACATCCGCTTTTTTTAGTGGAGAATTTTTTATTGCCTCATTATCCACAATAATTCTAATACCGTCATTTCCATCTATTGTTTCGATAGGCTGATATCCCCTAAATATTCCATTAGGGTCATTGGCTACAAAGTATTCAAAAAATTGTTTTAAAGTATCACTATCTCTTAGATTACTTGTTCCATCTTCAACTAAATCAATACCAAAATTTTTAGGATTTTTTGTTAACTCTTTTGCTGTATTAACCCATACTTCTGTTTGGTTTAATAAATATCCTAACATCGCTCCAGCTTTTTTTGCATTCTCTTTTGATGAAAACATTTGTTCAACCGTAGAAGGGTTTTGATAAAGCTCCCATCCTCCTGTACCATGAACAGCACCAGAAAGATTTGTTCCAAAAACTTCATTAACCATTTTAATCGCTTCAGCGGTAACCTCGTTATTTATTTTTTCTTGTTTAGAAATATCTAACTTTGAGTAGTCCTCACTAAATTGTTCTTCCCAAGGAGACCCCTCTCCTGGAGCTACCTCCATAGAAATTCTTCTTTGGTTTCTTGCCATAGCCATTGATACATCTCCACTGGTTCCTAATTCACCTGTGAAGTCTGTTAAGTTCATCCATCCTATAGCCTGAATCTCAGCAGGTTTCCAATCTGATTTACCTTGCCATTCGACACTGTTTAAATAATCTGTTAACTCTCTTCCAAACATGGCTCTATTTTCATATTTGGTCCCTGTAATACCGCCCTCACTTATGTCAATTTTAATTCCTTCTGGTATTTCATATCCTAGTTTCTTTAATTTATTTAAATAAGTTTTATCAACTAAACCCATATCTCTAGCAGTATGTATATCTACAACAAAGGGAGAGCCTCCCTCCTCATTATTTCCCATTATGGATCTAACATCTTTGTCATACCCGGCATCTATAAAATCAGAAATTTTTTGTCCGACACCTTTTGTTACTTTTTTTTCAAAAAGAATGTCTTTAATAACTTGATTAGCCATAGGTAATCCTTTTCCTTTTATTTCGGTGTAAGGCACGCCTTGCTGCATTTGCTCGTAAATAAACAAAGTATTAGTTAAAGCACTGGTAGGTGTTTCGTTCTGTTGTCCTGATAACCAAGCAGTGGCTAACTTATCTCTTTCCGCTTTGTCACCAGCTCCGATAGAATCGAACTCATCAAAAATTTTCTTATACCAATTAGCAGCGTTAAGTATTTGCTCTTTATTCATTGTTGAATCAAT